CAATTATTATCCTAATTGAAGGTTATTTAAATGAATAGTACCTAACACCATTATTAATAAATGGTTTGGCTAATCAACGTTTCCGGATTCCTAGTTAGGTACATTTAGCAAGAAATTTCTCGTTAAACGAATAATATTCATAATGCGTAAACTTAATCCGAGGCCTATGATGCATAAATGCCTCTTCTACTCTATCCCTATATTCTTCAAAGAACTTTCTACCATGATGATAAGCAAAACACAATCCATCGTAGAAATTACTTCGTAGTTGGGGTAATGGTTCAACATTCTTCGTGCTCCAATTTATCAATTCCCTAATAGAGTCTTGATCCAAAGGAGCAAGAATTATCTGAGGATGGTCCTCATGTATCTTAAATCGTCTTTTCAGATATGTTGCTTCAAATATATCAACACTCTGAACCATCTCAGCATCCTTGTCTGAGAGAGTATAGTTAATACCATACTCTGCCAGACAATCATGAATTGTAGAACCATTAAACCACAACACATGCTTACCTGGTGATATGATGTTGTCATCACCATTAAAGAAGGAAGCAATCTCTCTATCATAAAATGACTGATCTTTTCTCTCATACTCATCATTAGGGTAGAAAGTCCAATGCTTTCCTAATTTTTGAAACACATAACGCAGATAGATCTCATTACACTCTGTATCTATTACCACTGTACCATCGTACCCTGATGTTATTCCAACACTTTTCTGTATAACAAGTCTAACTGTTTTATGAAGTTTCTGTCGTTCTTTACTAAAGTAGTCGAGGTACTTCATACGTAATACCCTCCGCTCTTCTTCACTCTCACACTTTAATTCCTCAACAAGACATTCCTTCCATATATCAAACATTGTTTCACTATATATGATACAAGAATGGATCACCTCATACAAGATCATCATTCTAACTCGTCTGTCTTCATCAGTCCCCTCATAAAAGGCTTCAACTTTACGCTGACGATGTCTCACAACTTCTGGTTTTATAGTCCCATCAAATTCTGAAAAATCACCTGGCACT